AAGTGGCTGGTTTTCGCTTGCGCCACGCCAAGTATTGTTTGCAGCCAATTCCGCAGTCCGTTCAGCACCGCGCTGCAACATTCCGGTGCCGCGTAACCAATTCAATGCTTGTGTTACAGTATCATGTAAGTCGTCGTGTTTTCCTTTTGGAAAGGTCGCACACTGCGCCACGACCATTTCCGCCCATATCTTAAATACCTCCCCGCCGGGGTCGGTAGGTGCCACAACCATACCTTCTGAAAATAAGTGCTGAATAGCATAAGTACGGGCAACTTTATCCAACCCTTTAGGATCGATTAATCGTACACCGTAATTCTCATAACCAAACAAACGGCGCAATTCTTGGCTTACGCTGATGCCCGAAGCTTTGTTTTCGATCAAAAGGTAATCAATTTTCCATTCACGGGCTGATTCGCCAATCTTATTAACCAATTCGTGCAACTCCATGCGGCCCTGCCAAGCATGCATAAGAATTGCTTTAGGAACATCTGCCTCGCGGTCTTCCGCAGAAATGCGCTGCCAACTTCCCGTCATGTCTGCGCCAATTACACCGGATGCTGGGCCAGCGTCACGGTACACGCCCCAAACAGTACAGGCTGAAAAGTCACCTTCAAATTCTTTTGCGCCAAATGCTGTATCGACCGACGCAATAACAATTTCTAAATTGTGTGGAAACTTTTCTTTAGTCCACTCGCCCCACCATTCGCGTTTAATAATACCACCACCCGCTGGTTCTGGTCTTTGCTGTAGCTGTCCGGCTGCCGCATAAGGTCCAAGTGTCTTCTCCAAAAGGGTAACTTCGGTATCTCCAAATCGTTCAGGCCATAAGAGTTGACCCTCTTCAGTCCTTTCGTCAGTCCAGACAACTGGTTCGCCGTCATTAAATTCTGCGGGGACAAGTACATTATAGGTTCTCCGTGCTGCTTCAAACCTCATTGGCAAGCACAGATGGGTCCACTCGCCAATGTCCTTGGAAAGAATATGCCCCGTAATATCGTTTTCGGAAAGCCTTTGTTGGATAACAATCTTAACACCCTTTTTAGGATCGTTAAGGCGGGTAGACCAAGCCATGTCCCACCACTCAATCGTAGACGCCACAATAGCTTCCGAATTAGCTTCCTGCGCGTTGTTTGGATCGTCGGCAATCAAATAATTACCGCCCAAACCTGTCGTGGCTGATCCAACCGACACCGTGTTTCGTATACCGTTTTTATCATTTTGGAAGCGTGTTTTGGTGTTTTGGTCGCCAACAAGCTTAAATCTGTCACCCCAAAGCGTCTGATACCACTTGCTTTCAATGAGTCGGCGGCACTTTACCGAATCTTGAATTGACAAACCCATAGCGTAAGACGAGTGCAAAAATTGCATGCCCGGCCCCGACGTAGGCGTATGATTGCTTTGCGTCCATACCCAAGCTGGGAACATAGTCCCAGTAATGGTGGATTTTGAGAATCTAGGCGGCACGTTTATGATTAAATTCCTAATATAACCGTCCGCACACGCCTGTAGATGCTCACATATTGCTTGTAGTGCAAATCCGCCTTCAGCAAAGGGCGCGGAGTCAATCTCACGCCACGCCCTTTCTGTAAAAGCGTATAAACTTTCTTCATAGTTCAAGGCTTTGGCTTGACGATATAATTCCCGCCGCTGGCCTTCAGTCAAATTGTTTAAGTCATATGTCATGCGGCCTTAATAGAGACTTTTTCAGGCTTAAGCAATTTTAGCCGTTTAACTGCACTTTCTGGGTAGGCACGGCTAATGTGCATAATTGACCCAAGCTGCTCGACCCTTTTCCGGCGTTCTATATATTTACTCAAGTCATGGCTGATCAAATCTTGCTCAATATCCCGCATAACCCCAACTGTCCGCCTAATGGCAGTCGTCACGGTTGTATTGGTTAATTCATCCGCTGACGAGGCATTAAGCAAAGCCTCACCTGCCTTTTCAGCTTTTGTTTGATAAATCCCCGCATCTTTGGGTTTGGGCCGCATGTTAAACTCGTTAAGATATTCTTCAACAAGCGCGTTAAGTGTAAAAATAGCTTCTAAGCAAACCGTTTCCTGATTCATTTTACTGCCTTTAATCTAACTTTTGTTTCAAACTTTTTAGATTTTTCTATAGCCGCGTTAGCTATATCCTTGCTATCCGCGTTATATTGTGCATGGGATATCTTAGACAAAGCTTCATGCATTTGCCGGGTATCATCCATCATCTCATGGATAAAGTCCGCCACGTTATCAAGCCCAGCGTATCTACATTGTAGACACAAATCCCAGTAATCAGGCCAGCGTTTCGTCATCGTCCCCGCCTAACAGTTCGCGCATATCCAGCCAAAGTTCCACAAACTTATCGCGCAAGTTTTCATATTGCCGTATTTCTGCAAGATACTCATCAAGCAAATCAGCGGCTTGCCACTCAAGCGTTGTTTCTTTAGGCCACGTTGAAATACCCGTTTTAGGGTCACGTTCAGCATGTTCACATTCTTCAGCTTGTTGGCGCAAAGCTTTTTTAATGTCGCTTGGGAACACATACTTTGGCGGGTGCGGTTTAAAGTTACCATTTGCCACAGCTTCCTTAGCTTGTTCCAAAAGCCACGAATCATACCATTCTTGAATCTTACCCATCACTCACCCTCCTACAATTTTAAATGCATACACACGCAATGAAAATGAACCATCCCCATCCATCTGCCCCGCGCATTGCGGTAACAGCCGCGCAAACAAGGGCAACACAGGCGACAAGGTGCTTATCTGCCATCACTCACCCTCCTTCAGTGCGGCCAATGTAAAAAAATCAATCCGCCAATGCCAAATCCAGACATAAATGCGGCAATCATAATTTGTATTTCACTATCCATCACTCACCCTCCTTCAGCATGAAGTTGTTTAAAACATTTGCAGCCATTACTTCTTTTGTTTTCATATAGGAATCCAACAGAGATGAAGGACTGCCTTTAATCCAAACAAAGTCAGGCTGAAGCGCAAATGACATTACTTCAGGAACAGCGGCAGGTGTCGGCAATAGGCTAATTACGGGGGCGGCTATAGTGACTGCGCCTAATCCTTTTAAGAAATTCCTACGGTCCATCATTCCCCCTTTAACACAACACAAGCGACACCAATGGCACCGATTATTGCAAATAAAAATTGTAGTGTCAGCGCTAAATTAGTTCCTATCTCCATCACTCACCCTCCTTCAGTGCGGCATCAGAGATAATTCCTAATCCATTGGCTAATATTAAAGCAACAACGCCAAGTTGGTCGTCTAATTCTTGCCCATTCTCTTTCCAAATTTCAGCAGCATGATGCATTGCTTGATACATATTGCCGCGCAACCGCTCAATCTCATCTATTGCATCAACAACAACTTCATAATCTTCATTGCTTAAGCGCAATGATCCTAACCGTTCAACAATATCCATCACTTACTCTCCTTCAGTGTGGCAAGTTTTTTCTGATAGTATTGTCCTTGCTTAATATACATGGCGCATATCTTTTTGTTTGCTTCCATTTTCATAACGTCTAATTTCAATTTGTGATATTCTTCTAAATCTTTTGTTTGTTTGTATAAACCTATTGCGAACGCGATTAGCGGACCAATGCCAAATATAATGTAAAACAAAATTGGCAAATAATCACCATAGCCTGTTGTTCTAAGCCATTCTTCAATCACCACTGCACCTCCCCGTTAATAACAACCTGCACGTACCAGCGGTCGCCGTTGTCGTTCTCCCACAGCGCAAATATGTCGTCGCCGTCCCGCTCATGGCGGACTATCCACTGTCTCATCTCCAACGCCTCCACCACCAAGAGTTAGCCTGATCGTAAACCTTCTTTGCATCCATAATGTATGATGGATAATAAGATTCCGTTACTTCTGGCATTGGCGGCACAGGCGAGCCACGCAGCACAGCGGATATAGCCATCAGCGTTTGCCACAAACGGTCTTCTCTGATGCGGTAATAGTTGACCTGATCCTTGGCTCCTTGAAGTTCATACGCTTGCACTTTGAGTTTGTTTTCCAAGTCATTAATCTTGTCATACAATTTTTGGATTCCGTCAGTCATTTTGGCCCCTCAGGTAATGGCATCCAATGGGTTGGTTCGTAAGCATATTCAGCGCCAAAGTTACCGTCCCATATCCACCAATCCCCATCAAAACTTGAAATGTAAATGCTTTTTTCATGGTCAACATGACCCAGTGGAACATCCACCCTTAAACCACTGTAAATAAGGATTGGCATTCCATTTTTTGGTGCTGTTTCTATTGGTTGCCAATCAGTCATGGCCGCACCATCCCGCAATAACCGTGGGTTGTGCTGTAACGCTTCTCCCAACCCAATGTAAACCAACCTTTAGATTCATTATCGGGCGTTGCGTCGTCCCATTGGCCTTCTTTAAGTTGTGGGTCGTTAATTTCTGCCCACCGCCAAGCCATGCACTTAAGGCCGGCACAATAAAATTGATTGGGCCTCACGGCACATCTTTTCATGTCGGCTTCTTTAGGCGTCACATAATGTGGGGTGTCAGTCGTACTTTGGCTCGTTGTTGTCATCGTCATAATTACCTACTGTTATATCTAAGTTTGTTATTTTCTTGTAAGCCGCCACAACCAAGTTTGCTTCTTGGATTGCTTCTGCCAACATTTTCTTGTCACGTTGAAGCATGGCAACTTGATCTTTTAGCACATCAATGTAGCGCATTACTGGATCATCAGTCATGGCTTGTTAATTTCCTCAAAGTCTACGGGATATTGCTTATAGTTGGCAATAAAGTTTCCGGCGTCAACCAAAGTGTCAAAATCAGCAATTACATCATAACGCAGCCCAAATTTGTGCCACCGCTTAACTTGGAAAATAACCTTTCCGTTTATCTTATTGCTATTTTCGTCATAAGTAGCCGCTTGGTCTACATCAATGATCCACTTAGGGTGGGGGCTAAAGAATTTAATTAAAGTGTATACGAAGTTCATTGTA